TAAATCAAGCACTAAAAAACCAACAGCTAAGAAACCAATGCGCCTTCAATCTTCCAAGATTGTTAAACTAAATGCAGCATATTCTGTATTAAGAGAGCAATTTTTGAAACATCATTCTTGTTGTCAAGCTAGAATACCTGGGTGTAGTATGGTAGCTACCGACATACACCATAAGAAAGGTAGAGTCGGTACGTTATTCCTAGATGATTCAGAATTTTTAGCAGTATGTAGAATGTGCCATTCTTGGATAGAACTGCATCCTGTTGAAGCAAAACTTTTAGACTTTAGTAAATCAAGAGAATCATGAGTAGAGAAGAAATTCAAAAACAAGCTCTTGATACTTTAAATTCTAATAAACGTGCAGGCATTGCTGTATCTATGGGAGTTGGTAAAACTCTTATAGGTCTACAGCATATTGCCGGTCACTATTATGAAGAGTTAAAAGTATTAGTTGTAGCGCCAAAGAGATCTATATTTAAATCGTGGCTTGAAGAAGCTGATAAGTTTAATATGGATTATCTTAAACCACACATTACGTTTACTACATACTTGTCTATTACAAAGCAAGCATTAGATTATGATGTGGTATATTTAGATGAATGTCACAATCTTTTAGAATCTCATGAGCCCTGGCTTTCACAGTATAAAGGTACAATTGTAGGTCTTACTGGTACACCGCCGCGCATTGCAAAGTCCGAGAAGGGGCAAATGGTGGCCAAGTATTGCCCTATTAAATACCGTTACATTACTGATGAAGCAGTAGAACATGGTATTCTAAACGACTATGAAATTATTATACATTTATTAGATTTAGATAAAAGCTTAACTTATAAGCAAAAAACTAAAAAAGGTTATTTTCCATCTTCAGAGTTAAAGAATTATAACTACTGGACGGAAAAGCTAATGAATGCTAATGGTTTTAAAGAAGAGCAAATACTTAGAGTAATGCGTATGAAGTCTATGATGGGTTATCCCAGTAAAGAACGCTATGCTTTAAGATTGTTCAATAAGATAACTGATAAAGTGATTCTATTTGCTAATACACAAGAGCAAGCAGATAGAATGTGTACGCATAGTTATCATAGTAGTAATAAAGCGTCCGAAGACAATCTTAAGTTGTTTAAAGATGGTGTTATTGATAAACTCAGCTGTGTATTACAGTTAAATGAGGGTGTTAATATCCCTAATCTTAAACAGGGTATCATTATGCATGCATATGGTAATGAGCGTAAGTCTGCACAAAGACTTGGTCGTATGTTAAGATTAAACCCAAATGAAAAAGCAGTAGTACATATACTTTGTTATGATAACACAGTAGATACTACTTGGGTACAGAATGCTTTAGAGCAATATGATGACACAAAAATTAAATGGGTTAAAGCAAATGAATAGTAATTTACCAGCGGGGGCAGATAAAGATCCCCGCGCAATTTGGAACTATGAAGATCTTTGTCGCAATTGCGATATGGATGTTATCCGTGATATAGCGGATCAAGAAGCTACTAATAGCGATAGAGATTATAATGAAGCATTAGAATCTATGCTAGAAGATGTTTCTATATGTAAAGAATGTTATAAAGAAGAAATAGCAGATGATGACTGGCACAACTGGAGAGACTAGTACTCTTGAACTAGAAGATGTAAAGCTTGACCTGTCCTTTATGGAGGACAGCAAGCTCATCTTGTTTAATGATGACCATAACAGCTTTGATAAAGTTATCATGGCTCTTATTATCTACTGTCAAGTAAGTGCTGCTAAAGCTGCTGAGATAGCTATGAAGGTACATAATGAGGGTAAAGCTGTGGCTAAGTATGGATCTCGCGATAAGCTTGAGCCTATAGCAGATATACTTGGGCAAATGGATTTAACCTGTGAAATAGAAGACCCATGAAAGTAGGAGACTATGTACAGATAGGAGACAATGTCTTATATCTAAAAGAGGATGTTACTAAAGATCACTTAAGCCTTTTAGAGTTTAAAGCACTTGTTATCTATACAAAAAACAATGATGATTTAGATCTTTTTGTAGGTAAAGTATTTATTTTATCTAGATTTAAGGGTGATCCTATGGAAACTGTTACACCAATATTTGTAAAAGATGAAAAGTAAAAGACTAACTGATGATGACATGGTAAAAGATATAATCAATACCATGTTTATTATAGCTGGTCATGATGTATCCTATGAGGATATTAAAGACCGCAAGGACCAATGGTACTATGACTGGGCCATGACTCCTGAGCAAGAAGCTAAATGGATGGAGTGGATGGTAGGGTACTTCCGTAAGCATAGGAGTCTTACGGTAAGACATGCAAAAACATCTGCTTCTATGTATAACCTGATGTGGGGCCTTAAGGTTCACCGTCCTGAACTAGAACAAGAAAATGATTAAAAAAGTATTGATTATAATCCTCGTACTGTTAAGTACTTGGGTTGAAGCACAGTCTACGTATAAAGGTATTAGTCTAACTTATGGTACTAGACCAACTATTAGCGATAACTTTAAATGGGATGAAGAAGATGCTGGACTTAGCATTCCTATTCATATAGATGATGATAACACTGTCACCATTTATTCTCAAATAACCCAAAAGTACATTGCTATTAGTTCTGGAGAAACTTTAGATGAGTATTCTACCATGTGGAAGACTATTGATGTTGATGGTAATAGATGTAATATTTATATAACCAACATGAATAATTCAGTATATTTGTTTGTAGAATATAAAAATTACGGCTGGTTCTATGAACTAGCAGAATATTAAACCAACACTTATGAAATTGCACGGAAAAAGAATTCTCATTGAGAAGCCCGTTAAACCTGAGTCTCAGGTGTTATTAACGGATGAGTCTGAAGCTCTTATGGAAAAAGAGTGGATGAAGAGCTGGACTAAGCTCAAAGTACACGCTGTAGGTAGTGAATGTACTATAGTAGAACCAGGTAGTTTGGTATATGTAGGTAATGCTCTTGCAAATGCTGAGATCATTGACATTGATGGTAGCTTATACTTCCTAGTTAACGAAGCTGCTGTTTGTATTACCTGGTAATGTGAAAGAGGTATTAGAAGAACTTGTTATGCAGATGGAGAATTTGCGTAATAACAGAACTGTGCCCTATCTAAACCCATATAAGGGTATAGATGATTGCATTGAGATAGTACAAAGAAAGATAAAGCAGTTAGCTAATGAGTCTGGTAAAAGAAGTAACTAGAAGACAACTTAAGATAACTGAATCAGGTAGAAGCACGGACTTTATTGCTCCTAGCTTTGGACACGGATGTTTATTCAACTGCAGTTACTGCTACATGAAAAGACATAGACCTACCGGATTACAGATTGCAAAAAATGTAGATGATGTATTAGATGCTATAACTGACCATTACCATAATATCAATCCTTATTTATGGTGTTCAACTAATAAACCTAACCAGACACATGAGGATAGAATTACTTATGATATAGGTACTAATGAAGACCTAGCTTTACATGCTAAGTACTATGACTTACAGAAGATACTTGATGAACCTATAGGTAAGACAATGATGTTCTCGTTTGCTACTAAGTATGTAAACTATGATTTGTTACATCTTGATGTACATCCTAGTAGAACCCGTATTAGATTTAGTCTTATGCCGCAGAAGTATGCGGATATACTAGAACCTAATACTAGTCCTATAGAAGAAAGGATATCTGCTATCAATGATTTTATATCTCGTGGCTATGATGTACACATTAACTTCAGTCCTGTTATAGTTACTGATACTTGGTTAGAGGATTACCGGGATTTGTTTATGCTGGTAGATAAGATGGTGTATGCTAGGTACAAAAGAGAAAATGGTATAAAGTCTGAGGTTATCTTTCTTACTCATAATGAGAAGAAGCATGAGTATAATCTTGCTAACAATATACCCGGGGAAGATCTACTATGGAGGCCTGATATACAAGAGAATAAAATCTCTAGTAATGGTCAGTTAAATATCCGCTATGAGCATAAACTTAAGGCGGATTATATCTACCAGTTTAGAGCCTTACATGAGTTACTAATCCCTTGGAATACAATACGTTATATCTTTTAGTATGAAGACACAGTTTAGAAACAGGCATGGTGATGTGATCACCTTTGAGAAAAAAGACAATGTCATAGAGATGACAGGGTTCACTGAGCACTTCCGTCTAGGAGGTTGGCCCGATGAAACAGAGATGCCTAACTATAAGTTCTCCATGATTGACCCTAGCGGTGGACCATACATTACTGCACAAGCAGAATGGCATGGTGAAGAAACTAGCGGTACAGACATGGGAGAATTCTTATATGACTGGCAAGGATTAAAAATTAATTACATAACCGTGGAAGAAGGCATAGCCTATCTCCACCTAAAACCTTAAAAAAATGGTAGAAACAATTGTATTAGCAGCATCTGCTGCATTGGTTATTCTAGGTGCTATCTTTATTAAAAAGCGTTATATCAAACGTCTTGAGGAAGAAATAGAATGGCAACAGGAAAGATATAGTAACCTTGCTAATGCTTACACAGATCATTTGACAGAATTTTATATAAACCAAAGAGCTTCTCAAGCAAAGAGAAGAGGACCTGGAAGACCTAAAGGAAGTAAAAATAAATCTAAGAGTAATGTCAAACCAACTACCCGTAAGTATACGCGCAAAAGTAGTAAATAAGAATCTAGAGATAGATCCATTAGGATCTGCTAAGCTAGGTCTATTTATTAAAGGACTTGAAGAAGGTGATACAGTTATCATTACTTATGAAACACAAACCTCTGATGCTAGTTATGCACAGATGAGTAAGGTTCATAAGCATATAAGAGAACTCGCTAACTATACCGGTGATTCATTTGAAGATATGAAACTCCAGGTTAAGTTACGTGCAGGACTTTGTAGTAATGATGAATGTAGATCCTTTGCAGATTGTAGTAAAGAAGAATTAGCTATGGCTATTCAGGCGTCGATTGAGATTGGGGAGCTTGTGGGTTTTTCTCTGTATTAATCCTTTCTCCTGTTTCTAAATCTATTTCAATTTCTTTCATTAGACCTTGCTCTTCAGCTAAGTCTTCTAGTAGAATTTGAAATGCCATAACGGTATAAATATGATAGGCGAGCGGGGTTTCCTGCTTGCCTTCTTTTATATCTTCCATAATTTGCTTAAAGTGCTCTTTGTCTTTGTATTCAAAGTGTTCACCAAGCATTTTATTAAATCTATAGTAGAAAATACCAGGTATTTCGGCTTTAATGATAGAATCTTTATCAATAACCTTTACCTTTTGTGTTTTCTTCTCTGACATAGTTTTTAATTTATACAAACTTATGACTCAAGAAATTAATATACAAGAAATTAGCCAAAAACTTTATGATAAAGTAAAGGACAAAGGTTGGAATAAGCTTCGCACTTTTTTGTTATCATCTGATATGGATGATATCTTAGAAAAGTTAGTAAAAGAAGTCGAGCAAGGTAAACGCTTTACTCCACCTGTTAAAAGTTTGTTTACTGCATTAGAAAAATGTCCTCTAGATAATGTTAAAGTAGTTATCATAGGACAAGATCCATATCCACAATTAGGTGTTGCTGATGGTATTGCATTTAGCTGTAGTAATACAGGTAAGATTGAGAAGTCTTTACAATATATGCATGCTAGTATAAAAGAAACAGTTGATGTGGGATATGTAGGGAGCGCAGATTTATTACCCTGGGTTGAACAAGGCGTGTTAATGTTGAACTCAGCATTAACTACAACTATTGGCAAGCCCGGTACGCATCAAGAATTGTGGCAACCATTTATCGCTTACCTCCTAGATATACTAACTCATACTAAAGACAATTTAGTATATGTTTTTCTAGGTAAAAAAGCTCAAGAGTTTGCAGATATGGTACCAGATAGTAATCATAAGATTATGGTAAGCCATCCTGCTAGTGCTGCTTATAGCGGTAGTAAATGGGACTGCAATGATATGTGGAATAAGATTAATGAATATCTAGAACAAGATGGCCAACAGAGAATATCCTGGTAAAATAAGAGTAACTGCTAGACTTGATAAGAAGTTTGGAGAGATGTGGTTTATTATATCCGCATCCGGTAGATCTGATGTAGAGAACAAGTGTCTCTATGATGCACTATCCATATTTGGTATCAAGCTGGACACAGCTAAAAAGATTGTAGAAGAAATGAGTGATGACCTTAAACATGGGCGTTACTTTAATATTCATTTAACAGAATATAGAAAATATGAAAAGGAAGAGCAAGAAGCGTGATATAGGTGATCTTAGAGCAGGTATTAATGAAGACCTACTAAGATTAAACCATGAGCTTAACAATGCCGTTAATAGATTTTTTAACAACGCTGTAAAACATATTAGTTTATATAACAATACAGATTTAACTTTTAACAAGTTGGTTATTGGTATTACAGACTTTAACGAGCTTGTTGATATAGTAGAAAGTTTATTTCCAATTGATGCTCCATTCAGTAAGAATATCAGGTATCGTGGTGAAAGAACCGTAGCTATTAGACAAGTTACCTATACTATTGGTGTTGAACTAGGTCTTAGCTACTCTCATATGGTAAGAGTATTGAATAATAGACATGGTGCTAAAGTATCTCACCATTCTAATATGATACACGCCGGATCTGTTGTAACTAATGGTGTTCAGATGGGGGATAGAGTTATATTATCAGTGTGGAATAAAATAATGGAAGCTCTAAACTCTAGGAAAGAAAACTTTGTAAATTTACAGCTAGAAGAATTAAAAAATGAAAGAACTATTTAATCATCTAATAACTGTTGGGGTATCACCCAATGGATATTATCTACTATGGTCTATATATACCGGGGTATCACCTCAAAATATAAAAGTACCATTGGAAATGCGAGCTATGACTCAAAAAGGATTTATTGACAATGAAGGAAAACTAACTTCTAAAGGTTTAGAAATTGTAAGATTTAACTTAGATGTTAAAAATACACTACCTGAAGATGCAAGTGACAACATTGATAAATTTATAAATATATTTCCTAAGGGTAAACTACCTAGTGGTAAACCAGCTCGTGTTAATAAGAAGAATATTGAAGATGCTTTTAAATGGTTTTTTAAAAACTATACGTATGATTGGGACACTATCTTACGTGCAACTTGGTACTATATAGAAACTTATGAAAAGAGTAACTATATGTACATGAAGAACTCACAATACTTTATACGTAAGCAGAATACCGATAAGTCTTGGGACTCTGAGCTTGCTAATTACTGTGAGATAATTATTAACGGAGATGACGAAGAGCAAGCTCCACATTTTAGCGATAACGTAGTATGATTAAAAGATTGTTTACTAGAGAAGGGATGTTAGCAATGATTGTTAGTATCTTTTTTTCCATACTTACTTGGTTCATTACCAATACGTTTATAATTGATATTAGCTTAGGTCAATACTTTTTTATTGAACTTATCTTGCTTTTATTAAATTATTTTTATACATTCGTAATGCAAAAGTTACAACTACCTCGTGCTGAGTAAGTACGGGGTTTTTTATCCTTAGTATATGACAACAAAGAAAAAAAATACGTCCTGGCAAAGCCAGCGCGAAGGATTTCTTGACTCTTTGAAGTACATGAAAGGACGTCAACAAGGCCATATCAAAAGCCTAAAGACACCTTGGGATAAGTTTAATGACGCTACAACTAGCGGATTAGAGTGGAACTCAATGACGGTTATTGGCGGAAGACCGGCAAGTGGGAAAACTTTAATCAAAGATCAAATAGTACGCGAAGCTTTTATCTTGAATAAAGGTGAAAACTTTAGAGTACTGGAATTTCAGTTTGAGATGATAGCACGTACTTCAGCTATTCGTGAATATTCCAGTGTACTTGGTAAACCCTACAAGTACTTATGCAGTGCTTCGGGGACTATTACCGATGAAGATCTACAAGTATGTTACAACTATGCTAAAGAAAGAGTTCAGTACCCCATAGATATCGTGGAGGACCCTTGTACAGTTAATGAGTTCAAAGAAATTATTAAGGACTACATGGAGTACTACGCTGAATCTGATGAAGATGGGGAAAAAGTCTTTAAGAAAACAATTGTAACATTAGACCACTCGCTCTTGTTGAAGAAGGCACCCTTCGAGAAGGACAAGTATGACACGTTGTATAATTTAGGTGAGGCGCTAACGGAACTTAAACGTAAGTATCCAATAGCATTTATTATCTTAAGTCAGCTTAATAGGAACATTGATAATCCTGAGCGTAGTGAAGACGGTAAATATGGTAACTTCATATTAGAGTCTGACCTATTTGGAGCTGATGCTTTATTGCAACATGCTGATACTTTAGTGGGTATTAACAGACCTGGGAAACAAAAGATACGCTTATACGGACCCGATAGATTTATTATCGAGGATGATAAGGTTCTTGTAATGCATTTTATCAAATGCCGTAATGGCGATGCTAGAATGAGTTTCTTTAAGGCTGAGTTTGAGAAAATGAGAATTGTTGAAATGGCTACGCCGCCACAACAAGAAAAGAAAATTAAATTCTAATAAGTTATGTCAATAAGTACAGCAACAAAAGCAGAAAACCCAAAAGACAAAATCACAGAGCTAAGAAAGTACCATGAAAGTACATTTGAAGCTCTTGGCATTCCAGATGCCCTTTACATTCCTAAGTTAATCTATCGCCCACAAGGTAAAGATGAAATGCACTTTAGTATGTTTGTTGGTGAGCTACGTAAAGAACAAGATGTTTATACGGAGGCTGTTAGCCAATCTAAAGATCCTGAAGATATTAATCGCACCTTGTATATGTGGCGTTATAACCCACACTGGTTAGAAGAATATGATACCACCGAGCCTATGGCTAATGGTCAAGTAAGATATCTTATTCCAGCTTCTGAGTTAGTAAAGGTTAACATACCAGGAAAAGTAGAAAAGAAAACCATTGCAACTAAAGGTACACCTGCTGCACCGCTAACTATGGACTTTGATGAAATCTTAGATCCTAATAGTGATGCACCTGTTGATCAATTAACAATCCGCGATTTAGCAGCATTGTTGTTGAAGAAACCTGTTAGTACAAAAAAATGGTTAAATGATTTATTAAAATAATATGGAAATTAAATTGCCTCTAGAAAAAGTTAAGGCTGAATCACATAGTCCTAGCAATCTTATTATTTTCTCAAAGCCTAAGACTGGTAAAACAACCTTGTTTGCCAACTTAGAGAACTGTCTTATTCTTGATTTAGAAAATGGCGCTGATTATATTGACGCTATTAAGATTAAAGCAAGTTCTGTTGAAGAAATTAAACATATTGGTAAAGCAATTAAAGATGCAGGACATCCCTATAAATATGTTGCAGTAGATACAATTACTGCACTTGAGGAGATGTGTATTCCTTACGCCGAGGAACTTTATTCTAGAACACCTATGGGAAAGAACTGGTTTAGTTCTGGTAAAACACAATACGGAAGTATTCTTAGCCTACCTAATGGTGCTGGATATCCTTATCTCAGAGAAGCTTTTACGAAGGTAGTTGATTATATCAAAACCTGGGCTCCTAGAACTATATTAGTAGGACACGTAAAGGACACCATGCTTGAGAAAAACGGTTCCGAGTTTAACTCTTTAGACTTGGACTTAACCGGTAAATTAAAGAGAATCTCTTGCTCAAATTCAGATGCAATTGGTTACTTATATCGCAAAGGCAAAACTAACATCTTAAGCTTTAAAACTTCTGATGAAATTGCTTGTGGTGCAAGACCGGAGCACTTGAGAAATCAAGAGTTTATTGTATCTGAATTAACAGAAGACAATAAGATAAACGTAGATTGGAGTAAAATTTATATTGATTAACCCTAAGTAAAATGATAAGTACAAAAGATGTAATCGGTACTACTGGTGGGACCAGTGTACCTAAAGTAATTCAACCAGGTAACAATGAGTGCACAGTGTTGAATATTAAGCTAGAACCAGCTCGCTTTAAAGAAGGTGGTTATGATATTATCCTTAATGTTGAAGGTCCAGATATGGGCGAAGGCTTTGAGGGTTTTTGGATTAACAAGGACAATGAGTCTTTAGGACGTCACAAAGGTCAAGTAGGTCGCATCCGCGCTACTGAGTATCCTTATGCTGATGGCACTACTAAGACTGGTGTTCAAATTAGCCGTGATAAAGAATTGCTGCGCTTCTTACAAACATTTTGTAAAGAAACTCATAGCTTAGGCTGGTTCTCTGATCAAGATAACAAGCATGAGACTATTGAGTCTTTGTTTGAAGCTCTTAATAATGATAAACCTTTTGCCGGCAAAACTCTTCGTGTATGTGTTGCAGGTAAAGAGTATGTAAACAAAGAAGGCTATACAAACTTTGACCTTTTCTTACCTAAATATAATCGTGGACAAGTTCCATTTGAGACTATTGAAGTAGAGGAAGCAAAGAGCAAAGTAATGCCATTTGATGAGCAAATTCACATTAAGAAGCGTAAAGTAGAAAGTGTGAGTTCATTTGGTGATGATGCACCAGAAGCGCCAAAATCAACTGGCGACTTTGAACTTTAATTTTTAACATGAATAGAAGGGGAGTGCAATGCTCCCCTTTTTATTCAAAAAACTTATAACATGATTAGTACAAAACTACAAGCACTTAGTGCTAACGATATTCCAAGTTATTGGGTGTTTGAACATTATTGCAAGTTAGATACTAAACTTGTTGGTCAGGATGTAAAAATTACTTCACCATTTAATCCTGGGGAAAAGAATCCTAGCTTTTGTATATATGTAAAAGGTAATAGGTATTTCTTTAAAGATTTTTCTACAGATAACGGTGGCAATCATTTGGAGTTCTTAAAGCTTTGGTTTAAGTGCAGTATTGAACATGCTGTTTCAATCATGCTTGAGGACTATAACAAGTTTATGTTAGACAATAATGATGACCGTTATATAAAATCTGAAGGTAGATATGAAGTAACTAGCTATGAAGAAAGAAGCTGGACAAATCTTGATGCGGCGTATTGGACCCAATATAAGATTGATTCTAATACTTTAAATCATTATGATGTAAGACCTCTTGAGTCTTATATGATGGAGAAAGAAAATTGTAGAGATATCAGTATTAAACATGCTTATATCTATGGTTACTTTAGAAGCGATGGAGAATTGTATAAAGTTTACCAACCTAAATCTAAAGATAATAAGTTTCTTAAAGTTAAAAGCTATATTCAGGGGACTGATCAACTTAAGTTTGATAAGCCTAATTTGATTATCGCAAGCTCTCTTAAAGATATCATGACATTATCTAAGTTTGGGTATAATGCGGAGTATGTTGCTCCCGATAGTGAAAATACTATTATCCCTAGTGGATCAATAGCAATGTATAAAGACCGTTATAAAGCCATATGTACTTTATTTGACTTTGATGAAGCAGGTATAAGATCTGCAGATAAGTACAAAAAGTTATATGGCTTGGAAAAAGTAATTCTACCTATGTCTAAGGATATCTCTGATTCAGTAAGAGATTATGGTATAGATAAGGTGCATGAAAATTTATTTCCTTTATTAAAAGAAGCATTAAAGAAATGAGTTGGACATATCAGCATAAAGAGTTCACCGAGGACATGATTCCTGAGGGTGCCATAGGTTTTATATATCAGATGGATGTTATCCTAGATGGTCAATGTAAGTCTTACATAGGTAAAAAGAACTTCTTTGCTGATGTTAAGACTAAGCTTTCTAAGAAGGCTCTGCCTACTGACAAGCGTAAAAAGGCTTACAAACGTGTAAGAAAAACTGTATATCAAAATTACTATAGTAGTAATGAAACACTTAAGGCAGCTCATAAAGCTGGAGTACAAATCAAAAGGACTATCCTAAAGATATGCTACTCTAAGACTGAGCTTTCTTATCAAGAAGTAAAGCACCAGTTTATGTGCGAAGTACTAGAGAAAGATTTCTGGTTAAACGCTAACATACTGGGGAGATTCTATAAACAAAAGTAATTATGGCAAGTATTAAATTAAGTGCACTTATCTCACGTTTACGAGATGAGGGTGTTACCCATGTGGAAATTAATTATAGTGGGTCAGGAGACTCAGGTTCTATTGATGATGTATATATAAGTACTTCTAAAGACTACAACAGAGAAGAATCAGATAGACTACATGCTATCTTTGGTGCTGAGCTCCAAGATTTAGCATACCATATTCTAGAAAATCATTATAGCTGGGACTGGTATAACAATGAAGGTGGTTACGGTAGTGTAAACATTGATGTAAAAACTAGTGACATATATATTAATGGTTATGTTAGAGACATTACTGATGCTAGTACTGAAGTAGATATTGAACAAGTAGATTACTAATGGCTCATCCATATGATCATGCCCGCAGCTCCGTTAATAAATGGGGTGGGCAAATAGAAGATTACATGGATATTCATAACTGGTTTGATGCTACTAAGAAATGGCTAGGTGATAGCCGTCATAGGTTATTCAGACATCATAGTGAAGGTATCTTTGAATGTGAAGCTGTATTTGGTACTTATATAACAAACTCAGATGGTAAAAAAGTTATGGTACGTTATATAGGTGAGCAACATGTAAAAGAAGATTGCAATGGTTATATACCAAGTGCTAAAGAATGGATTACTAATCTAGACAAGCCACCGTTGTGGATGTTAAAAACCCAAAAGATAAATGACTAAAGTTAAGTTAAGTGAAGCAGAGTATACTAACCTACTTAGTATGGCTCGTTCATCAGATGGTGACAACATTAACGTTGCACATAGTATCTTAGAGAATCTAGATGTGGATACTAACATTGTATATATCCTTATGTTATATAAGGAAGCTACTGCTCACCAAAGAGAAAAGCTATTTACAGATGAGATAGTTACTGCAGTAAATAAGTATGCTGTTATTAAAGATCAAAACTTTAAGAATGTAGACTGGGCAACTATTATAGAGATTGCCAAGAAAAGCGATCCTTTACAAGAAGGTTTTGTTATATCTCGTTTTGCTAATGAGATAGAGACACAACTTAAGGACGCAGGGTTTGTCTTTATGAATAATTATAAAATCACTTTAACTAAGAAGCATGGATAAACATGAGAGTCTAGCTAAAGCAAGTAAAGAACTAATGTTGAAGGAGCCTTTTTACGGGCTCTTTCTCATTGGACTAAACAAGCTTTGGGAGAAGAGAGTTCCTACCGCAGGTGTGAGTAAGAACAACATTAACTATCAGCTTACTATTAATGAAGAATTCTGGAATAGCCTGAGTCATGAACACCGTATAGGTCTCTTGAAGCATGAGCTATTGCACATAGCATTCTTCCATCTTACTATGCATGATAACTTTGCAGACAAAAGACTAGCTAACGTTGCTATGGACTTGGAGATTAATCAATACATTGATCCCCAGTATCTACCAGAAGGCGGATGTACTATAGATAATGAAGTATTTAAACAATACAACTTACCTGCTAAGGCTGGTTGTAGAGAGTATTATGAAATCTTATCTAAGGCTAAGAACCAACAGCAGCAAAATGGTGGTGGTAAAAGTAAACTAGAAAAGATTCTAGATGCTATGAGTAATGGACAAAGTCATGATGAAGATGGTGACCCGGTTCCTGATCATAGCACATGGAAAGACTTTGAAGATCTACCAGAAGCTGAGAAAAAGCTTATAGAAAAACAATTAGAGCATACTCTTAAGGAAGTAGCAGAGCAAGTTAAGTCTCGCGGTAATGTACCTGGAGAGATGCAAGGATTGTTAGATAAGATGAGCAGCACTGAGCCACCTAAGTTTGACTGGAAAGGTTATCTTAGAAGGTTTGCGGGAGGTTCTCAAAATGTATTTACAAAGAAGCTTAGAAGAAAATTCAACAAGCGCTTTGAAGATATGGCCGGTCTAAAGATCAAGCCTAAGAGACACATCCTAGTTGCTATAGATACTAGCGGTTCTGTATGTGATGATGAACTAAGAGAGTTCTTCCACGAGATTGATCATATGTATAAAACAGGTACTGATATCACGGTGTTACAATGTGACACTAGGATTAATAGTATTAAGCCATATAAGGCTGGAGACACTGTAGAAATATTTGGGCGCGGTGGTACCGAGTTTGACCCAGTAATAGAGTATTATAATGAGCACGTAGGTCATTATAGCTGCATGATTTATTTAACAGATGGTGAATGCTACTGTAGTGTAAAACCAAGAGGTAAAATGTTGTGGGTAATTTCTTCTAGATCACAGATGAATGATGAACTTCCCGGACCAAAAATTAAATTAAACTAAATAAAATGAGTAAAGCACAATCAACCCAAGTAAATCTTAACACAGACGAGTTAAAGACTTTTGTAAATCATATTGTAGATAACAATAGATATCTGCAGGCTAATGGTAAAGTTCCAGTAGCAATTGCTGTAGAGGGTGAGGCTGGTATTGGTAAGACAAGTACCATCCTTGAGATAGGTAAGGACCTAGGTCTTAATGTTGTTAAGATTAATCTTGCTCAGATTGAGGAGATTGGTGACTTAACCGGTTTTCCTATTAAAGAATTTGAAGTAGCTAAGACTACTGATGATGGGCAGAAGGTATCTAAATGGATACCCGAGAATGTAATGCCAATGTATATTCAGAATAAGTATGTACCAACTGGAGAAAAGCGTATGTCTCATGCTACTCCAGAGTGGATCCAAGGTAAAGAAGAAGGCGGTATCTTAATTCTCGATGACTATACTCGTGCAGATAGCAGATTCTTGCAGGCGTGTATGGAATTAATTGACCGTCAAACTTATATCTCTTGGAAGTTACCAAAGGATTGGCATATCATCTTGACTACTAATCCAGACAATGGTGACTATAATGTTACTAGTATTGACGTAGCTCAGAAGACTCGTTTTATTACTACTAACCTAAAGTTTGATGTAGAATGCTGGGCTCGTTGGGCAGAGCAAAATGAGATTGACTCTCGCTGTATTAACTTCTTGTTGATGCACCCTGAGACTGTAACTCAGAAGACTAATGCTCGTAGTATTACTACTTTCTTTAACAGTATCTCTAGCCTAGAGAAGTTTGAAGATAGCTTACCACTAGTCCAAATGATTGGTGAGGGTAGCGTAGGTGCAGAGTTTGCTACTTTGTTTACTACGTTTATCCATAACAAGCTTGACCAAATGGTTTCTCCTAAAGATATGTTAACGCATACTAACTGGGAGCACATCAAAGGTCAGATGGGTACTGCTATGGGTAAGGTAGATGGTAATGATTATCGCGCAGATATCGCTAGTGTACTAGCACATCGCTTGATTAACTATACTATCCACTATTCTAATGGTAATACTGTAGACCAAAAGATCATTGACCGTGTAACTAACTTTATCACAGATAAGGACTTGTTCACCAATGACCTTAAGTATGCAGTTGTGAAAGGTATTATTAATGGTAATAAGACTAAGTTTACTAAGCTCATGTTAAATAGCGAGATTGTTAAAATGGCGGTAAAATAATGAAAGCGAATTTAACTTCTAATCCGGTTACATCTACTATGTTGGCGCAGCTTCCCTTTATCGGGGAGGCTATGCCCATCATAGCTTATCCTAAAGATACTGTTGTACTATATAACATGTATAGTGTAACCGATGATGATCTACCAAAGATCAAAAAACTATTGACAGGTGGAGACATGCCTACTCTTTCCAAAAAGAGTAAGGTATATGTTCTTCCCAATTGTATGTATACGCAAGTGCATATCAGAGAGATATGTAAGATGCATGGGTTTACTATAACCACTGACATCTCCAAAGCAGACTTATTTGTAGGCAATGAGAATAACATCTTGAATCCTATAAATCATGAGCCTGCACAAACTCTAGGTACTGAGGGTATTGATCTTAAGCACTTCTTTATTAATACTGATTTTGATATTGCTACTGTACAAGCTAAGTTCCCTCAGTTTCCTGATTTGGAAATTCCTATTGAAGGTAAACTATTATTTACCGGCAGGTATTATAACTATAAGGATTCTTGGGGACCGCTATATGCAACAGACCATACTTATAACATAGTATCTGGAGAGTGTGTAGCAATCTTACATAGAATCTTATCAGGTAGTGTACCTGTTGTAAATGAAGAAAGGTTATTCAATTCTATAGAGCGTGTAGTTATAGACTCGGATATATATAATACCCTAAATATTATGTTTGAGACTAGCGGTAATGATGACCGAAGCTTAGCTGCTGAGATGTTATTTAACTGCGACTATGATAAGTCTAGACACTATATAGTAAAGCTTCTTAAAGAACATAGTTACCGTATTGAGTCATCTATGAATAGGAAGAACCTAGATATATTTAGAAAGAGCTTTAATATTAGTTCTATTAATAGGCAATCATACAAAGATACTCTTAAGTACTTACTTGACCATAAGTGTCTTACTGAGGATAACTATATGGAGATTCTTTATGATGAAGCTAGGGAACAAACCAAGTACTTTAAAGATAACCTAGAGAAACTTAGAAACTTCTTTGGTGTAGACATTATGGTAACTAAGTCTTACCAAGATTATATTAACGAAAATACTCCTAAAAATGAAGAGAGCAAAAGCGTTGCGCCTAATGACGGAAACTAGTTCTAGTTTTAAACTAGATTTAGTAGATATATATGTAAACGATAGCGGTGTACCAAACTCTATAAGAAGGATAACGTGGTATGGAGAAAGTACACCTGTATCATGTATACAACAAGGTTTAGACCTGACTAATGTAAAGTCTATATACTTTACCCCTAAGGTAAATATTCCTAGAGAAAGGGTCCGTCCATTTCTTGAGGACAAAGGGATTAAGATTGTAAGAGATCTTAATAAAGCAGATGTAATTATTACGTGTCAAGATTTCTATGACTCTAACATTAAGCACAGTTATAATGACTATGTTAAAGTAACCGGCCTCAAGTATTTCTTATCTAACTTTAAGGATACTTGTAATGCTCAAGAAATACTTGCACAAGTAAACGCTTATCTTGCTACTGAGCAGATTACTTATTGCATACTAGACGACAGAAATAAGCTTAATGTTATTTATAAAGATCATCATAAAATGCCTAGTAAGTATAAAACTTACTGGGGTAATGGTTATGAGTATCGCTATGAAGATGCTGACTTTAATCATTCACCTATAAGTAGGAATAGTATGAGTTTTATAGAAGACATTAGTATCTATACTCCACCGTTTTCTGCTAAGGCTTATGACCAGAAAGATTTAATCAGCTTACTTGGTGAAACAGTAATAGACAAAGAAGCTTATGAATCCGTAAGATCTATGTTTAAAAGTCAAGATAAAACTAATCACCTTATGGGTCTAACCATTATGGCCAACAGTAACTATGAGCAGAGCTTTATGTATCTTGCTTTGTTACTAGAGGAGTTTGGTAGAGGTATTATAGATAACCACAGTTATAAGAACACTGTAGCATTTAAATCTCTTACTAAGTGGATGGGTTATAACAAGTACAGATTTGATAAGGATAGAATCTTTGACATTAGTATTGAGAAAGGTTTATTAACTCCCGAGCTACTAGATATAATCAAGAAGGAGTATGCTGAAGGTTCTGCAACTTATAGTAACCACTATGAGGTTGTAGACATCCGCCTTACTCCAGAGGCTCAAGCAAAAGTAGATAAAATATTTAAAGACAAAGGATATGTTGACAGACTTTCAAGCGGAGGAGAACTTCTACAGCAAGAAGTTTCACTTTAGTTATTCAGGGATGAACAAGTTATTGTTCTCCCCAAGATCATTTTATAATCACTATATCCTTAACCAAAGGGAGGACAAAATGGAGCAGCACCTAGTTGATGGGTCGCTGCTTCATTGTCTACTTTTAGAAGAGAATAAGTTTGATGAAAAGTTTGTAATATCACCTGGCAAACTTCCTGGAGATAGTGCTAAGAAAGTTCTTGACACTGTATTCACAAGGGCTTGCAATGATGGTACTAGTGACTTATCTTTGGACATGCAAGAATTTCACATACTTGCTGTGCTACAAGAAATAAATTTGCATCAAAGTCTTAAGACGGATGCGCAAAGAGTTGAGAAATTAATAACTGCTGAAAATGTAAGCTATTATGAGTTTCTCAGAACTAAGGGTGACAAGCTTGTTATTGATAACGAGACCCTGGAAAGAGTAAAATTATCTGTGGATGAGGTTAAGCAGAATCAAAAAGCATGGAGCTTGCTTGGAATTGGTGACCCTAATTCAAAAAGTGAGGTGCCACTCCTAGCTGATCTTGATGACCATAAGTTTGGCCTTAAAGGTATAGTAGATAATATTCGTGTATCCCACGAAGAAAAAGTTATCTATATCACTGACCTGAAGACTACAGGTAAATTATTGCAGGATTTTCCTGACACAATTGAGTATTACAAATACTGGTTGCAAGCAGCTGTATATGTAAGACTTGTGAGAAAATCTATGCCTGAGTTAAGTACCTACGGTATTAAGTTTCATTTCATAGTGGTTGACAAGCTCAACCAAAGTTATGCATTTGAAGTTAGTTCTGTAACACTTAGAGAATGGCTAGATAGATTAGATGAGGTGTTAAAAGTTGCAGACTACCATTACACATCTCGCAATTATGACTTACCTTATGAATATAAGGAAGGCAACGTAATCTTGTAAACTATCAAAAATGATTAGTGAATTGTATACTGAGTATTTTCAAAAGTCCCGGGCATTTTTGTACCCGCTTTTGGGAATTAGAAGAGGTGCTGTAATAACTCCTATGGAAACATATGTAGCATGGGAGGATGAGTTTCTTGCAGAAGATAGGAAGCTTATACTTACATATCACCTAAGGGAAGATAAGGAGTTCTCAGATTTTGAGAAAGCCAAGTTACTTGATAACAGTTTGCTTTGTGACTTTAGAGAAACAAACCATAAAGTTGGTGTATATATCTTTGATTTTGAAGGTTTTGCCAATGATTGGGATTGTTTTCTCAAAGGTCATTATGCTAAGATGTCTGCACCTGTAAAGAGGCGTATCTTAGAGTTCTTTAAAAACAATCATAGTAACTATAAATATTTAGATAGTTATCTTAACCCTGAAAAATACTTTAACTCTTACGCAGAACTACTTAAAGTTCCGGTTGAAGTACTACATGAAGTTGGTGAGTTATGCAGCCCACCAGATTTAAAGAAAGAAACTCTAAAGCTTACTGCTGAGGAGCTGATTAATTTTAATATCTTTGAACAAAAGTAATTTATGAAAAACATGATGTTGATTACCTCTAGTACAAAAGAGGGAGAAAAAACCTTTAAATTAATTCCTATTGCTGAAGAGTGTCCTTACATTGAAGGTATCTTTTATACAGGCAATAAAATTCTAGCTCTTATTGGTGTTAATAAGAAAGATATCTTTCATATGATGCCTAAGTTAGATGCTAACGGTGATCCAGAATTTCGCAAGGTTCCTGCTAAGGATGGTGTACCTGTTAAACAGGAGCGCCGTGTAATTGAAACTTACCAAGAATATTACTTGGAAGAGCGTGCTGAGATTGAAGGGTTTATTAAGCATTTTGCTATTAATGCAGATACTTATAACTATACTCAATACTTAGACATGCAAGTTAAAGAAGCATAATATAGAGAGGGAGCAATCCCCCTTTATTCACTTAATTACGGGGGAACAGCTTAACTGAACATATGTATATGAGACACTGGGTAATGGATTATGAAACCCTAACAAATTGTTTTGTTGCGGTATTCATACACTACAAAGAAGAAGAGCAAAAAGTATTTGTCGTTCATAAGTCTAAGAATGATTTTTATGCTCTGTGGAACTTCCTACATACATGCAAAGAAGATAATGAATGGCATGTATCATTTAATGGTTTAGCATTTGACTCCCAAATCACTGAGTATATCATGAGGCAAGGAGAACAGCTTATTGATTTACCAGGAGATGAAATAGCTAAGGCTATATATAGGAAGGCCCAAAATGTTATTGAGCGTAGTAACAATAATGAATTCTCGGAGTATCCTGAGTGGAAGTTATCTGTTCCACAAATTGATTTATATAAACTAAATCACTGGGATAACAACGCTAAAAGGTCTAGTTTAAAGTGGATTGAGTATAGCATGGACTGGCATAATGTACAGGAGATGCCTATACATCACACTACTGTTATTGAAACACAAGACCAAATAAATAGTATTATATCTTATTGTATTAATGATGTTCTTGCTACTAAAAAGATTTTACATCTTAGTAAAGAGCAGATTGCATTACGCAAAAATCTTACAGAGGAATATAATATTAACTTATATAGCGCATCTGAGCCAAGAATCTCTAAGGAGTTGTTTGCTTCTTTCTTGAGTCAAGCCCTTGGCATGAAAAAAGCCGAGCTTAAATCACTAAGAACAAAGCGTGGGGTGATTGCGGTTAAAGATATCATACTTGATTATGTAAAGTTTAATCGTAAAGAATTTCAAAATCTTTTAGAGAAGTTTAAAAGCCTTAACATTGATGCTAGTAATACCAAAGGTGCTTTCAAGTATACAATGACTCATAAAGGAGTTAAAACAGATTTTGGTTTTGGTGGTGTTCATGGTGCTAATAAAGCGGGTATATATAAGAGTCAAGATGGTATGATAATAATGACGTCTGACGTTACTAGTTTTTATCCCAACCTTGCTATCCGTAATAAATGGTCGCCGGCACATTTACCAAAGAATATTTTTTGTGATCAATATGAGTGGTTCTTTGAAGAAAGAAAGAAGATACCTAAAAAAGATCCAAAGAATTATGTGTATAAGATTATTCTTAATAGTACTTATGGTTTAAGTAATGATGAGAATAGCTTTCTATATGACCCTGAGTTCACTATGCGGATTACTATGAATGGTCAGCTAAGTTTGATGATGTTATATGAAATGTTATCAGATGCTATTCCAGGTAGTATTCCAATCATGCAAAACACAGATGGTCTTGAGATGATGATACCTGAGACATATAAAGCTAAGTATCTTGAAGTATGTGATGAGTGGGAAAAGATTACTAATCTTCAGCTCGAGCATGATCAATATGACAAGCTTGTTTTAGGAGATGTTAATAATTATATCGCAGTCTATAGTGAGAAAGAAGTAAGTAAAGAAGACTGGGAAAGTATTAAGAAGAAGTCGCCGCACTATGTGTTTGCAGAGCGTGACGGTAAATATTTCTTTAAGGCAACCAAGTGTAAAGGTAGATTTGAGTTTACCGATTTGGCGTTGCATAAGAATAAAAGCTTCCTAGTAATACCAAAAGGTATATATAATTATTTTGTTCATGATATTATCCCAGAGCAGTATATAAAAACCAATAGAAACATATTTGATTTCTGTGCCGGTGCCAAGATAAAAGGCGATTGGTATTTTATAGAAACATGCTTTAGGAGTAATCAACGTTATGATACAGAACTACAACACATTGTAAGGTATTATATATCTAATAGAGGCTGTAAGATAATCAAGCATAACAAAATAGATAAGCGCCAAATTCAGCTTGAAGCTGGTAAATGGATGCAGACTGTTTATAATGTACACGATGAAAAGCCTTTTGCTCAATATGATATTAATGAAGATTACTATCTACAGAATATCTATAAAGAGATTGAGCATATTACAAAAGCAAAGCAGAAATCACAATTAAGTTTATTTTAAAATGAGTAAAAGAATTCCAACGGGTATTACCCGCGAGTACTTGGAGTCTGTAGCCCTACCTAACCACGGTGGGCGCTACACTCCTATTAGCCATAAATCTATTATAGATAAAGTTCATGAGGAACTTACAGCACGTGGCTTTAATGTAGAACAAGAACTTTACCGCGCAAGTATTGGTGGTAATGTTGCAAATGGTATGTATATACTAGACCAAGGATCTGATCCTGATATGAAGATGATGTTTGTATGGGGTAACTCGTATGACAAGTCTATGAGATTTAAATGCGGTATCGGGGTATATATACCAAAGACTGGTAACTATATTTTTGCCGGTAACTTATCTAGCTATGCTAGAAAGCATACCGGTAAGGCTGATGAAGAAGCTATTCAAATGATTCAGACTCAGCTTAACATGGCTAATGCTCACTATACTGAGTTGGTACATGCAAGAGATATGTTAGTTACATCTAGTGCTACTATACGTACATATTCTGAATTAACAGGACGTATGTTTATTGAGGAGCAATGTCTTAATAAAGAGCAGGTATCTTCAGTGCGTGACCGTCTAGTTAATGAAGTTGCCCTATTGGACAACATAGCTTGGTCTAATGCATGGAACTACTACAATTCTGTAGCTACAGCTTTGCGTATGTCACATCCTAAGAACTGGTTTGAGGATCAAGCAGCATGTCATAGTCTTATTACTAAGTACTTTGCACTTGCTACTTTGACTGAAGAACCTATAGAAGATGTACAAGATCCTGTACAAGATATTGTACAAGAACCTGAGAATCAATTGAGTATTTTTGATGTCATTCAAGATGTTGAAGAACCATGTCTTGATCAAGCTAACTCAGTTGTTGTTGAAGAATTTCCACAAGAATTTTTTGAAGCTCAAACAAGTGAACCTGAAGATGATTTTAGTATCTTTGGTGAACCAACAACGTATAATTTACCAGATTTATGACAAGAGAAGAATTTAGCAAGAAGGTAGAGAAGCGGATTAATCTAGTCCGCCAAACTCTATTAACCAAGCATAAAGAGTACGCTAAAGATGATAATGTATTCAGAAACTTTGATGAAGCTGCGGGGGGATTTTCCCTCCACAGCACATCAGCTGAAGTTCT